TGACAAATGAGACTTCTGTCGGTAGAATGCGGGCTAAGATAACAATAACTGAGACCCTTTATCAGAAGGTTTCTAACAATAACTGAGACCATAAAATCGGGTATTTATAACACTTTTCTAAGACCTTATCTGAACTAGTAAAAACGCACTAATACATTTAAATAAACCTTTTTTAATGTTTTTTAATGATATTTGGTAACAATTGATACCGAATAGTGACAGTTACTCCGTGGTTACTATGTAATAACTACGGAGTGTATTTGCGGTTACTAAGTGACTATAATACCACTTGTTCTGGATATAAACTTAGGATATATTGTTTCGGATTCTTGATACTTTTGTGGACATAATGATACTCTACCTTCTGTAACTTAGTATTCCAAGTCTCTACTGTAATATAATTACTTTTTATCATAATACCTTATAGTTGAATGAAACTTATGAATTGGATCTTCCTTCATACCTAATACTTGTTCTATCCTATCCTTTACTTCTATTAAGTCTTCTTCCTTATTAATTGTAATCATCTTTACTATCCTTTTCAATTCTTCTGTATTGAACTTAACATAGTGTTGATTGATGTGAATGTTACTCATTAGAATATGTTAGTCCATGCTTGATGTTTAGCAACACTGATTTTACCATCTTCGAGTAATCCATCACAGACACGACAGAATACTTGAAATTTGTCTAATCGTGACATGTTAGGATCAACACCCTTTGCAGTTTGTCCGACGACTTTGAGTAGTTGTGTTTTGAGCATGATGTTAGTTAGTGATGTAAGTTTGTTTGATTGCTTCAGATTTAAAACGACGACATAACTTGAATAAGAGTTTTAAGTCGTCCTCTAGTACATATCGAAAGGAAGATGATTCGATAATAAACTTATCATCCTCCATCCAGATTTGTGGGAGTTGTTTTTTGTAGATTGGAAAGTCATTCATGAGTTTGTGTTAGTTAGTGGGAAAGTTGGTACAGACAGCATCACATAGTAACTTAATCATTTCATCTGCTAAATCTTCATTTCCCTGACCATATTGTTCGGAAACAATACGTTCAATATCCTCCATTAGTGTTTCTCTTTGTGATAACATTTCAAGTTGATTGTTCATGTGTGTTTTGATTAGTGACATGATCAAAGTTCCTCCATCATTTCATCGAGTTCAACAGTATTCAGATTAACATCATCCCACTTTACTCCATCAGGGGTTTCCTTAGATCCACAATCAAGGATAAGTTCAACTAGATCATTATATCCACGATGACGAAGACGACGTGCTTCGGTATATAAATCTTCATCATTACCAATCCAGAGTGCTACATTCCAGGTCTCATAGTTTGTCCATCCGTTATAAGTATTGTCTTCGATTGTGGTTTGGAAAGTTGTGTTAGTCATGGTTTGAATCAGTGGTTACATCAATGGAGCAATTTAGAGGTGAGTAATATTAATTCTCATACTAATTCTTGTTGATATAACATTAGATTCTCTTCTGTGATCTCATCCACACTCTCTTGAATCACCTGATAGATGTAATCATTGTTTCCTACATCATCAAAGATACGTGCAACAAGTGCAGGATCATTTACCTCACTATCATAATCAAACTCACCATTTTCATCCTTCATATGAATATCTTCCTTGGTATAAATCCATACGGCACATTCTGCATCTTCTCCCTGTTGTTCAATCATTCGTGATACTTTGTCTTGAAGTTGCTTGAGAGTGTAATTCATGGTTTGAATCAGTGGTTATGTAGATGGAGCAATTTAGAGGTGAGTAATATTAATACTCATAGATTAAAGTGTGTACGATATCCACTCCACTTCTTATTATACTCTCTCTTTAACTTTAACCATTCAAGGTCTTGTGAATACTTAATCGCTTTATACGTGTCAATGATGTTCTCTTTAGACAAAGGCGATTCCTTTGGTATGTAATCATCTTGATCCATATCTTTCTTGGTCGGAGGCTTATCATGTGGACGATATGCAGAGATAAATGGAGCTAACTGATGACACAATGGTTCTGGCAACTGTGTGTTTGTTAGATGATAAATGTGGTGGTTCATACTTCTTGAACATAGACAATTTGACTCCGTTTGATACCCTCACGACGTTGAACTATGTCATATGCTGCATGAAGTGTTGGTGCGGAGACTTCTACATCATAACGATATCCGTCCTCATTAATGACACCACGAAAACGACGTTGATTAAACATGATGTTAACTTAGAAAGATTGATTCAGTTGATGGGAATGATACGATAGTTGTGGAGATTACCGTAAGTACATCGTTTCAATTTTAGAAGAGATTGAACTCGATTAAGTTCCATTGGTTGATAAACTGTGTTCTCCCAATCACCTTGTCTGTGAAATAAAATTTGAAGTTGATACATTTGGTTTGGATCAGTGGTTATATAAGTGGAGCAATTTAGAGGTGAGTAACAATATTATATCATATATCCTCTGTAAGGTGTCATAAATCGATTTCTAGGTGGTTTCGTTGGGATGAGGGTGTCATAGGTCATCTCAAACGAAATTATGGAAAAAACAGTTTTTAACACTTTGAGAACCCTCTCCACCACTGAACCAAGAATAGTGCACCTGTATCACCTGTCAAAGGGCAAAAAAAGGGGTCTTACCCCACCGAAATCATCTCCTCAAACCTATCTAAGGTTGCGAATCTGACAACACCAGTCTCATCGGTGAGTTCAATCATGGGCCACATAGGTGAATCAGCGAGGAACTTACCACCGGTAATAGTATGAATCATACCGGTTCTATCGTCCTCTACTTTACATCCAGTTGCTTCTTGAACCCAGTTGAGAAATGTCATGAGGTGAAAGGTGAACTACACTAGTGAGGCAATTTAGAGGTGAGTAACAATCTCACCTCATAAGTTCAACGAACATAGAGGAAAGAACCGTAAGGATCTACAATCTCAGGGTTCTCAACTAACTGCTCAATTTGGAATCGAATGCCTTTCGCAGGTGTCTTGAATGATGCGGGTTTGTAACATGCACCAGTCTCTTTGTCGATGAACATAAACACCCCATTATCTGTAGTTAAATCATGACGGTGCATCCTAGTGTTTTTCACTTTGATATATTTTTTACCTACACTATAGTCTAACTTAGAATAAGAACCAAATTTAGTTATATTAAGTTTCCAAAGATTATTAACTTGTTCGATGAGACATTCAGTGAGATATTCGGTTTTGTATTGAGGTGCTGTGAAGGTCATGAGTTGAATGAGTGATTACAATAGTGGGGCAGTTTAGAGGTGAGTAACAATCTACTCACCTAATCATATCAGGCGAAGATGAATCCATTAGTGAATTCGTAGGTGTTGAAGACTTTACTTTGTCCTGCCATTCCTACGAGTTTATCAACATACCACTGAAAGTTTTTCTGATAGACACATTCACCCTCTACACAGAATTCAGCACAAAGTGCGTTCAGTCTCGATTTAGTTGTGTTTGATTGATAACCACCATCGAAGATTGTCATAGAGTTGTCATCAATCTCTGCAATCTTGTTACCATGAAGGAAGACAGAAGTGACGACACATTTGTCACCATCATTGAAGAAATTGACAACCTTAGTATTACCTGATTTCCAATCCTTATCTTGTTTGATTGCTTCGATCATTTGGGTTTCGATCTTTCTCATGGTTTGAAGTGTGTGATTACATCAATAGGGCAATTTAGAGGTGAGTAACATTATTAGCTGTGAACATCCATGAAGTCTTCTAATGTGAATTCCTCATCTGTGTCAGTCTCTTCAATCAATTCTTCGATTGTGAGTTCTTCCATCTCTTTGCGATATTGTTCTGGTGTTGGATCTTGTGGATCATAATCGTCATGACAGAGATATTCCCATTCATGGACAAGTGCGTCTACAAGTTGTTCTTTGGTGTAGTTCATATTAACGTCCATTAGTGTACTCACCTAGGAGTTGATAATGTCCTAAAACATTATAGTATCCAACCTCTGCGTATCCATACTCTTCAGAGAGGTTGTAACATAGATCCCATGCCCTATCAAGATCACCAAAGCAACTGGTGTTTTCATAAGGATCGGATGGACATTTAACGAGGTAATTAATCATGGTTTGAAGTGTGTCTTACATAAGTGGAGCAATTTAGAGGTGAGTAACATTATTATCCCCAAATTGACTGAAGTGCCATAACATCTGCACGACGAAGTGGATTGTTGATACTAAAATCAACAAAATTATAAGACATTGCTGTATCTGTGTTATCATATCCTTCAGTACCACCATCACCAAACGGATGACTTAAACCTAAAGTATGCAAAATCTCATGAGTTATTAGTGTTTTAGTATAGTTCCATACCTTACACTTATTCTTATTACTGTTGTAGTTACAAATGTTCCATACTTTTAACCATGTTGCCTTCATTTTCATATTCGATAGATCCAAATATGCAAGACCATTTACATTATCATCCATACCAAATTGATCATAGTTATTAACATTTTCAACAATAATATCAGATTTATTTACGTTATTGATGATCTTAATTTTAATTCCTGTTACATCATCAATCTTACGAATTATCCTTTTAGAATATTTCTTGAATGGTTTTGAGATGTTATTACTAACATGAATATCGATTTTGTTATCATCTACAAATCCATTTGCGGGGTTCTTCATCATTGATACCCATCTTTTATCCACAAGATTGTTAACAAGATTCTGTTTTCTCGACAACACCTGTTGAGTTGATGTTCTCTTATTAAATAATTCCTTCATATAGAATCCACCGGATCCATAAGGATCAGATGCACATTTGACAAGGTAGTTAATCATAGTTTAAATGAGTGATTACATAAGTAAATCAATTTGGGGGTGAGTACCAATCTATCAGAGAACTTGAGGGATTTCTACGATTTCAGGTTCTTGATCATCAAATTCATGGAGATTGTAACAAGTCCAGAAACCTTCTTCCCACACATATGCGTATTCTTCACCCTTACCAAGGAACTCAAAGAGATCCTTATCTAAACGGGGAGGAGTGTTCTCGCCACGCTCTGAGTAATACTGAGGAGATGCTTCTGCCTTGACTTTAGTATAAACAGTCTCACCATCTTTGTTCATAACCAACTCTTTGGTGACAGATCCGTCAGATTGAATGACTTCTTGTCTGAGAGGTTCAGAACCCCAAGTATTAGTTGAATAACACACGGACATATCACCTCCATCAATCAAATCAGATGCTAATTCTTGTGAGTTAAAGTTCTCGACAAGTTTAACACCCAACCACTGAGGATATGAATCCCAGTGATGATATGCCGAAAGAATTGAACCATCAATAAGTTTGATTCCGATTCTGCCTCTAGTTCCCATGGTTTGAAGTGTGTGGTTACATCAATGGAGCAATTTAGTGGTGAGTAACATTATTTTTCACATACACCACGAAGAGCTTTAGAAATAGTGTCAGGTTTAACATCTTTAGCTGTAGCAAATGCTTCCAATTCATTCAAGATAATATTATTGTCGAATAATCGATATGAATCAGTAATCTGAAAAAATTCTGATTTTGTTAGAGACAAAACTACAAACTCCAGATGTTCTATTCTATCACTAAAAAATGATGACATCTTTTCATTATCAATTCCTTCCATACAATCTTGAACAACATGATGTGATTCATGTCTCAAAGTATCATAATCATTTTCTGTCCACTCAACCTCTTGATCTGACGTTTCAATTCTATCATCTTGACATATCATAATTACATTGTATTCGGGAGAATACATACCAGATTTACTACCATCACATAAATCTGTATCATTTAAGAAAACTTCAACACCCACATCATTCAGAGCTCTTTTTAGTTCATCATGACTTGAGTTTGTTTCTGCACTCACACCTGGAATTGTAAGGAGTGATAGACCAATAGCACTTGATGCAATCTTTTGAAGTAACCTCATCATTTTTCTAACCAAATAAACTCAACTCCACCATCTTCAGGATCTTGACCATCAACAATCCACTCATCCATGAGTGCCTTTGATGTTTCAATGTCTTCTAATTCTACAAAATCCATAAACC